TCACCAATAAACTTGGAACGACTTATTCAATATCAGGTAACAATGTAACTCCATCTGTAACTTCTGGAGGATCTACAACTGCTGGACAGATTGGTGGACTCAATGTTTCAAGTTTGACCGCAGGTGTACCAGCTTTAATTCAAACTGACAAAGCGGTGACAACATCGGGATCTGCTTTCTCTCTTACCGAATCCATTACTATGGGAGATGCCACACCATCTGCGATAACTCCTTCTAGTGGTATTGCTACAATCCCTCATCTATCGGGACAGACAACAGTAGGATCAGGTGGTACTGCTGGAAATCTCGCCCTAACGAGTTTAAGTAGCGGAGTTCATACTTGTACTGCTGGAGGATCAGGTACTAGCTGCGTTGGTTCAACTACCGTCCGCATAACAATTGACTAAATTTTGGCTATTAATATTATTACTACTACCTGTCAAAACTTTTGCAGTCCCCGTAGTGCCTCAGTTCAGATCTGGAAGTTCTCAGACTTCAAGCTCCTCAGAGTCAGTTATAAATGAGACGATCACAAGTCATCAGTATCGTACAGGTTACTCTTACTCAGCATCAGGACATAATATTGAAAGCACCGATACAAATAAATATATCAACCCTACAGCTACAACTCTTACAGAACAAACAGTTGGAGGAGTAAATTTTAGTTGGACTTCACCAAACTTAGAAACCGTTCCAAGATTTACAATCACAAATCCGGGCGCATCATTTTCTCTTCAAGAAACTCTAATAACACCAGGATTGGACACAGTAACAACAATAACAAGAACAATAAATTCAAGTACGACAACAGAAACTACAACTACATTTGGGCAATAGCTCTAATCCTTTGCCCTGCAAGGGTTTTGGCTAATACAACTGTTGCTTCTCCCAGCTCGAATGCTCAGGGAGTAGTCAATAATAATGCGACAATGATAACTCCATCATCAATGCCAAGTTTCAGAATGAGTCAGGGTATTGTCTGTGCTTCTCCTAGCCTGACAATCACTCCATATATAACCGACTCTCATACATTTTCCCTACCCAGAGAAACCGTTACCAAACAGAATATTTATGATGAGAATACTGGAGCGATAAAGTATGTACAGGAAACTCCAAGATTTGAAAAGGAGAACTTTAATTTGAATTATGGTATCTCTGCTCAGATAAATATTCCATTAGGAAAATCTCCAAAACTTTGCCATGAAGCAAGTGCAGTAAATATAGAAGCTCAGAAGTTATTGATTAAGAAAACGAAAATGGAGATCAGCCTTTATCGTCTTGAGCAATGCTCAAAAATGGCGAAATTAGGCGTTACCTTTAAGCCAAATACTCCTAGTGCTGTTACTTGTGAAGATATTGTAGTTACTGTTCCACCAAATCAAGTTATCCCACATATACACGAACTAAAAACTAAGTAGATTTATTTTTTTTCTTTGTAAGCTTTTTTACTATTTGTTTTACTAATGGTTTTACTACATTAAGAAGAAGTGGAGTACTGGCAGCAACCAAGCCAATAACAGCAGTAGATACAATAGTAGAAACTTCTGGAATGTATTGATCTTTAAATGGGACGTTTTCATAGAGAGTTATACATTCAACACCATCTTCTCCTCTTTTATGTCCGATAACACGCTCCACTCGTTTTTCGTTACGAAAATCTCCAACACGTTGGTTAGATTTACCAGGACATAAAGGCAATTCAATATCTTTTTCTTTTGGAATATTTGGTATTGCTGGTTTTTTACTCTCTGGCATATCAGGAGTAGGACTGCTAGCAGGAAGTTCTTCTACAATTACTAAATTATCAGGAGAATAATCGAGAGGGATAAAACTAGGAAAAGGAAAATCACAGGTACTATATACACCATTGGGATCTTCTAATAATAAATTACGATTTCCAGTATTTTTAATATCTCGATGCTGATATGTACAGCCAGCAACTTCTATATCAGGTGGTTCAGTAATAGTTATGTAATGAGGACTATATATTTCTGGAACATCTGGAATATAAATTTCAGGAATGCTTATATCAGGTATTTCCAATTAAATTCCAAAGTTTTTAGGTATTGGCATAGATTCTCCTGTCATCTTTGGTAATTCTTTATCTAATACTTTAGGCATCATGCCTCCAACTCCTTTTAAAACTTTATTCATCATCTTGTTCTGAAATTGTTCTGACGTTACATACTTATAACCAAAGTACCCTCCACCGATAACAGAAGTTACCATTAAAAATGAGATAATACTCAAAACATTTGCAATTTTTTGAAACATGAGAGAAGCCTTTGCTAAAGCGTTAGTGCCTGTCACCATTATAACCTTCGTAGGAATTATGGCATTAGCTCCTCTCTATGTAACTTTAGGAATGATGACTAGAACTTATACTTCAGACCAACCTTAGTTCCGTAGCTGTTTGTATCGTCAGTAACGACAGAAAACTCACCATATACATCAATATTTTTTGATGCAACTACAGAACCACCAACTTTACCAGAAAAGTTTGTTTCTGAATCTGCATTATCTGGGTTGTTTAAGTAAGCACCACCTTGAACGTAGTAGCTACCAAAAGCATTACCATTTTCATAACCAAGATGTAAGTCAGTACCTGACCCAGTAAAGTCTTTACCTGTATAAGAACCATTGTTCTCTACGTTTAGATAGAAACCAGCAAAAGCAGGTGTTGATAGTGCTGAAGCAGCAACTATTGTAAGTACTTTTTTAAGCATTATTAAAAAGAATAAAGCTCAATAATAGTTGTTTTTAAACTTTATTAATCAATATTTTCTTTTATTTTATTATTTTCTGTTTCTTTTTGACTTGCTCTATCTTGTAAAATTGCTTGAATTTGTATCAATCTAGTTGTGGATTGTTGTTGAATTTTTTTTGCCTCATCAATATTTTTTATCATTAACTGCATTTCTTGTTCTAATTCTTCGTTTGTCTTATACATAATGTAAGTTTTTTTTTATTTTAACTTGGTTTTGGATATTTAGCTTTTACGGCTGAAATATGATCTTTCCATGTTGTTGTGCCATTAACTGCGTCCCAGTACTGCATATCCAGTTGCTGTTCTATTGGTAAATAAATAGTATCTGTTGTTGCTGTATTAGGATATTTAGGATCTTGCTTTCCTGACCTTTGAATTTGATATTTTCCTTTATCAAGTTCAATTCTTGCAGCATCCACATTATCCTGATCAACTTCAACTTTATTATCAGAAGCATCAAAACAACCCTCATCTTGATTTACTCTTGCAACAGTAGGATATGCTTTAAAAATTGCATAAACGTCTGTCCATGATGTAGCCGTAGCCATTACCCGCTTACCTCCATTAATGTCATTACAGAGCAAGCTCTGAAATCTGTGTCTCTTCCATTAATTCTACTATTAGCACTATCAACTTGACATTGAACTTTATAAGTAGTTGATGAAGTCGTTGATATTCCTGTATCAAAAACTTGCATACTAGGATAAGATCCTCTACTTCCAGCTTGTGTACCAGCAATAAGGGCTTGAGTACCACCGCCACTTACCCCAACTTCTAAGTTTGTAGAACCTCTTAGAACTTTAAACTGAACGGCACTATCACCTTCTGGTTGAAAAGTAAGTTGAGCAAACACTAAAATATGACTACTACTAGATGTAGGAGTAATTGTAGCAGTTAACCCAGTATCAAAATAACTACCTTGAGTACTAAAACTTTGATCTGTTTTATAAACATTTGATACTACTTGTAAAAGTTTACCGCCTGCTGATAAAGCAGAACCATTAACAGTGATAGCACCAGTTACATCTATTCCGCCTGAAGTAGTCTCAATCTTTTTACTGTTGTTATGATATAACTCTACTGCTCCGTTTGCTGTAGCATTTATTAAAGCTTCATTTCCAGCGGAATTATTTATATTAAATGTATCAGATTGTAAAACAAGAGTACCTGTATTGTTCTGTATTACAGAGTTTGTTCCGTTGTGAAAAAATTTTAAATCATCACTTGACCCAAATCTTGCCTCAGCATTATCTGCAAACTCAAAAGCATCTGCTGTTTTATCAAAGACTATATTTACATTAGTACCAGTAAATGTGACATCTTCATTAAAAGTACTAGCACCACTAGCAGTTATACCACCAGTTACGCTTGCACCTGAAGATGTTGTCTCAAACTTTTTTACGTTGTTGTGATATAGCTCTACTTGTCCATTCTCAAGTGCTTTAATCATAGATTCAGAGTTAGCAGCATTGTTAACTCTGAATGTATTTGATAATATTTTTAAAACTCCTGTTCCTACCTCACCAATGTATGAATCAGTTCCATCGTGATAAATTTCTAAATCTCCACCAGTTCCAAATTCAGCTTTTGCATTATCAGCAAATTCAAGTTGATTATCTGATTTATCAAAAACTATATTTGCACTTGCTCCTGTAAAAGTTACATCTCCATCATGCGTAGCTCCATCATCTGTTACTGTCCCTGTTACATTTAACCCTGACGAACTAAAATTTGCTCTTGTTGTACCACCACAGGTAATATCTAAATTATCTGCACCACTTGAAAATATTCCTGTATTTAAATCATCACGAAATCCTATTGCTGGTGCGGAGTTTGATCCATCTTCAAGAGTTAAAGTTCCATCTAATTCAAGTAAAGTAACCCAAGCATTGTTTGCACTATTTCTTATTTTTAAAACTCCTGCGTTAGTATCAGCCCACCATTGATAGGCATAAGTTGTCGAGGGTTCAGAAGATCCTGAATTATTACTTACAATGGCAGCTAAAACATTATTAATATCAGCCCTGACGTTAGCTCCTGTGGAGTTATCTATAACATAATCATGTGTAGCCATTACTTAACTCACTTTTTCTTTTAAGTATATCTTAATTGACATTTTTTAACTACCGCGCCCAAAACCAACAGCGGTATAACTAAATGTTTTATCTTGTACAGCATTTCCGGCATTAAGGAACTTTATATTAAAACCACTTCCAGTAATACTTGTAAGTTCAAATCTTTCATTTGCTGTTAAATCATTAGCTGTAATTCCAATACTAGGTAATTGAGTACCAGCTCCAACACTTGTACCAGCCTGACCTGTAAAGAATGTCTGATCAAAAGTAATATCAAGACCAGAACCAGAAGTACCAGAGGAAATATTTGATCTTTGTTCTGTTCTTCTTTCTAGTTCTGCTGTATAACCAAGCTGATCTATTTCAATGGATTGTGCAGGGTCAGTCGAAGATAATTCACATCTAAATTTAAATCCACGTCCGACTAAAGTTCCATTTACAAAAGGATTAAATCTTGAAAAATTAGCTCCATAAGTGCAAGATGTTCCACTTGATATGGTTGCACTTGTAGAAGAAGTTATTGTAAAAGAATTGGCATTTGGTTTTGTTTGAATTTCATAATTACCATCAGTTGCGCTCCCAGCAGTAAAATCAATAACAACAAAATCACCAACTGAGTAACCATGATCAGTTTTTGTGATTGTAATAGTTGTCCCACTTTGTTCGTAGGTGGCTGATACCGACAAATCAGGGTCTAAATCTGTCGTGGCTACTAATAAAATTGCATTAACATCAAACGCTGTTGCTGCATCTACATCTGTCCATGTATCAATATTTGCAGTTCTGTCATCAAACAGATCACTTGGATAAAATCCTTGTGTTACAAAATGTCTGACTAATCTTAGAGGTTGTTTTCCTCCTAAATCAAGAGTGTTTGCAAACTCATAAGTACCGGAAGTTGCACTAATAACCCCTAAGTTATCAAAACTAGAAATAGCATCAAAATTTGTAATTGAATCTAATAAAACAGAATTACCTAAAACTAAACCATTTAAAGAACTGTCAAAAAAACAGTCAGTTTTTGTTCCTGCAAAAGGTGGAGAATCAGTATCCTCTCGATCAACTAATATAGATAATTTAGGAAATGGATCTGGACTATTAACTATTACAGAGGCCTCTCCAGAACTTAATCTCCCGCCATCATCTCTAAATTTTAAAATATATTCACCAGTACCAATATTCGGAACAATAGTCTCATTTATTGAACCCGATAGAGCAGGAACAACATCAACAGAATTTGTAAAAGTACCGCTTCCGTCACCTAAATTTGAAGATCTTATTACAACATTTCCTCCATGAATTACATCAATATCTGTTGCTTTGTCAAATCTAAGTCTTACAAATTGATCTGATATTGGTTCAATTCTTACGTTTGTAACATCTAGCGGGAGTGCAGTTTTACCAACGGCCTTAAAAGTTAAGTCGTTTGAAGTTGCTGAAAGTTGGCCGTTTACGTTATAACTAAATACTTGAAATTCATAAGTTCCAAGCTGACTATCCATTATTTGAAAGTCAGGTCTTGAAACTCTTTCTGAAAAATAGTTGCCATTTTCAAAACGATAATTAACTTGATATTCAATAACTCCAACAATTGGTTGCCAACTTAAAAATATTTTTGAAACTGCTTGATTATTAATTGGAACTATTGTTTCAACTGCAGATAAATTAGAAGGCGGAGGTTGTAGTTCGTTTAGCTTAGATACAGTTCTTACTGGTAAAGAAGCTCCATCTTCTATAAATGCATATTTTTCATTTATATACGATAAAGCAGTAATTGTATAATTTATTCCGTCAATTTCTTCAACAGTAATTACTCTAAATTTTTGAGCTTGAACTGCAGTATTTTGTATTAAATACATTGTACCTACATTAGGTGTTTGTGAAAAAGCTGAACTTACTGTTATTTGTCCATTTGAAATACTTGAAATATCTTGAGTTTCTATAGTTCCATCTGGTAAAACTAAAGTTAAAGTAGGACTATCTGTAGTCGGTAAATCAGTGTGTTGCGTATCATCTACTGTAACTACAGTAGTAGAACTTACAGAAGAAAGTTTTCCGGATCTTCTAACACCTGCACGGACTGGATCATTAATTTCTATAACAGCTCCAGGTCGAACTAATAATCCTGCTTCTAAAGATGTAGTAAATGTACAAAGCTCTGATTCATTCCCTTCTGAAAATGCAATTGCCTTTGCCAATCTTTGAGCTTGACCCCGCGATGTACAACCAAAACCTTTAACTTGTTTAACAACAGTTCCAATTTTATTAATTAATGAAGTATTTTCAAAAATTTCAAAATCTATTTCCTGCGAATCCATATTAAAATATGAAACAGAAACAACTGAATGTCTTTGTTTTAAACTAGAGCCTGTATAGTTGAATCCATCGCTAGATACATTTGCTAAAGAAAATATATAAGAAGCATCTTTAGGAGAATCTTGAGCTAATAAAACAGTACCTGTAGACCATATAGGCATTGCTCGCATAACACCAGCAAGTTCATTTATTAAATTAAATGCCTCGCTAGAAGATTGAATATTTACATTACAGCTAAATCTTGCTTCTTGGCTCCCAAATCCATCATCTACTAAAGTATTAGCAAATTTACTTGCAGTTACAAAAGAAAATAAATCAAGAGAACTATCTGTTATATGAGTTCCAAAACCATATCTTTCAGTTGTTAAAAGGTCAAGCAAAATCATTGCGGGACATGAACACCAAACAGCAGAACCCATAACACCATTAAAAATATATCCTGTCGGGTAAACAATCCGGCCAGTTGTACTATCAACAGTAGGAGTACCAGAACTTGAAGCTCCTGGACCTGGAATCCTTACTTTTATTCCTCTAATACGATATTTTCTTCTAGGAATTGAACTAAATTGTTGAGAATCTAGTCTTATTGCGTTATATGCTGAGTTTGCATAAGTACTTGCATCGTCAATAATTTCTGCAAAACTAGCAAATTGAAAAGAATCAATTAAAGAATTATCTGTTGAATCTGCTGTAATTCTTGAAACTCTAATATCAACAGGAAAAGAACCTGTAACTTTTACTGAATAATCTTTTTGATAGGAGTCAGCTGTACGGCCTGTAACTGTATCTGTAATAACGTCTGTAAAACCGCCGCTATTATATTGAACAGAAACTTTTAATTGAACAGAAGAACCTAATAAATCGCCTTCTGTTGTTGCTTTTTGTATTTGAGGAAAACTAACAGTAACTTTTATTCGGTCAACATTTGTATTTGTAATTTGTCTTGTTACTGGCGAGGATGCTGTAACAACTACTCCAACAGGAGTTATTGAAGAAGAACTTTCAATTCCATCAATTTTTGTTTGGTTTGCAGTTCCAAAACGTGGTGTAAAAGTAACATTTTGAAAATTAAAATCAGTATTAACAGGACTTGCTGAATTAGCAGATGATTTTAAAATTGGTGTATCGTTTAAGAAAATATCTTTTAAATAAGCATTTGTATAAGCTGTTGTTGTTCTATCTGTTAATCCTTCTTTAGAAGCAGTTGCACTTCCTTCTATTTCTCCTTCACTTATAAGATCGAGAAAAGTTGCAAATTGCTTACTATGTAAAGTATCAGGATTTCTAGTTGGCTGTCTTGGAGTTGGTGGTGCTGGTGGGCCGCCTGAACCTCGAATAATTTTTTTATTTTCTGTCATACTTGAACTTGCTCCGTATCAATTCCTCCAGAAATTACTACTGAACCTGTAAAAATTTCTCCATAAACAATAGGAACTGGAGTTCCTGCTCGACTTGTTTGTTGAGTTCCAGAAAAACTAAAAGAAACTCTAGGATCTCCTTCACTAGAAAATTCAGGTTGTTTAGGCATTGGAAATAACATTTCACTAACACCGCTAAGAACTAACCCCGCACCGATAAGGCCGAGAGCCGCCGAACCATAAGCACCCGCCGCATACATCCCGCCAACCAAACCAGTTCCGCCAACCCCTGCCAAACCCGGCCCACCCGCAAAAAGCCCTGCTCCCATCGGTGTAAATGATAAACCTATTAAAGCTACACCTAATAAAATTTTCCCAAAATTACCACCAGAACCTGAAATAACAGGCACAAAAGAAATATCTGATTTTCCAATAGGGTCATGTAATTCTTCTTGACCAATATCTTCATCATTAACAATAACTTTGTAATATTTATCTGACATATATTTTTCTAAATAAGGAAAATTATTAATTAAAAAACTAACAGCTTCTGCAACATTACTAACTTTAATATCTTCAAATTCTTTATGGCCTACTTGATCAGCTAAGTCACCGTAAAGTTTAATTTTACGAAGCATAACGCAACCTCTTACCAGTACATTTTAAAAGCCATTCTGAATATGGCTCTTTACAAGATAGTCTATCTGCTAAATGATGTAAAACATCTCCATTTAAAAAAATAGCTACATGATTAAGTCCAGGAGAACCAATAGACATAAATAAAAGATCTCCATTTATTAATTTTTCATCGGATCTTAATTCTCTAAATCCAGTTCTCCAAGCGCATTGTTCAAACATAGGATTTAATAAAAATTCTTCTGGTGTTGTTGGTCTAGTCCAATCTCTAAGCTCTATATTTTTTTCTTCTTTATACCAATCTCTAACTAATGAATAACAGTCTTGCAATCCCCAGACCCATTGCCGACCTCGAAGAGGAGGTTTAAATCCACAAGGTTCACAGTATCCCCATTTTTCAGTTTTTGGATTAACTATATACCATTTCAAATTACTATGCTCACACGATACTCTATCAGCTTCTGAAGGCTCTGGAGGTGTTATTGGATGTGAATGTACTATTCCAATTATTTCACCTAAATTATCAGCTTTTACATAATCTTCAGGATCAAGAATAAAACATTGATGACTTGTCATTGATAAATTACGACAAGGATAATATTTTTCTTTTCCTTTAATATTTAAAAGAACTCCTACAGATTCTTTAGGATCTTCTTTTTTAGCATGTAATAATGCTTCTTTTTTCCACATTAACCTGTAATTAATCCAATACTAGGAAATTCAGCTCTAGTACATTGTCTTTTAGGCGCTCGTACTCCAGCTAAATCAATTGCAGCTGCAAGTTCAAATTGTACTACAGTTCTATTTTCTGCTGATTTTCGATCTATAGTAAAAATTTCCTGTTTATATTCAGCTGTACTATCTGGAGTTCCAAATGGATTCACATTAGAAGGAAAATTAGCTGCATCAAGAAATTTTGCTTTAGTTCTAATTCTTTTTACAGTTGAACCAGTTAAATCATTTCCTGTAGTCACTCCATTTACTGTAAGTAAAATAGCAGAAATAGTTCCTAAAGCATTACTAAAAGTTAGTGTAGGTCTAGGTAGTTGACCTTTTCCATATTTAAAACCTTGAACTTCTACTGGAAATTTAGTATAAGTATCACCTGACCATATAATATCTCCATTATCTTTTAAACTTGTTCCTGCATGAAATCTATAAGTTGTTGTTGCTCCATGTAATGTATTATCTAAAGTTAAAGTAAATAATTCAATAATTGCAGAAGGATTAGTTTTCTGTAATTCACTAACAATTTTATCTGTACTCATGGTTCAAAAACTTGTCGAAAAGTAGCTGAGATTCTTGCTCGATTATTATATGGTATATCTTTTTTCCAACCTTCACAAACAAATTGTTTTGCTCCAGATAAAGTAATAGAAACATTTCCGCTATTTGTAGCACCAGAAGCTGCAGTTACAGTAAAAACATTATCACTAGTTATAGAAGCTACAGCAAAAGAACCATCTGTAGCAGAACCAGAAGTATAATCTATAGTTAAAACATCATTTAAAGCTACTCCATGATTAGTAATAGTTATAGTAACTGTAGTTCCTGATTGTGAATATGTTCCTGTTTTAGATAAACCTTCTCCTGGAGGAGTAAAAGTAAAACTTGCCTGATCTCTAGCTCTACTTGTTAAAAAAGCATCTACTACATCTGCTTCTGTTTCAGATAATTCAAAATTTAAATTATATCTTTCCATTATTTGGTTACTAGCTAAACCAAAAAATATTCGCTGTTCAAATCCATCTGCAAATCTTACAGTCCGAACAGCAGGCTCTGTTGATTTAGAAAATCCTGTATATGTTGGACTAATTGAAGGAAAAGTTGCCATTTAAGTTGCTAATAAACCGCCTGGTCTTTTTTGTTTTATTAATTCAGATTGTATAGCACCAGCTAAAGCTACGCCAAGTTCTTTTCCTCTATCTGAATCTGATGCAGTTTGTGAACCACCGCCAGCATCTACACTTACATTAATATTATTAACAACTCCTCCTCCTCCAATCATATTATTTGGAATTACAGTACCGCTTGATTTAGGCGTAAATATTTCAGGACCGCGCTCTCCTACTAAATAACTTCTACCTGCAGAAGCCGGACCTCCAGTAGCTAGTCCAGGTAAATTAGAAAATATTCCACCAAAACTTCTTTTTAATAAAGTATTTACTCCAAGTTTTAGTAAAGAAGTAGCTAAATCATTTATTATTGCTCTAGCCGCGTCTGCTAATGATCTAGTTCCTTGAATAGCATCTACTAAAGCATCAGAAATACCAGTAGCAATATCATTACCAATTTCTTTAAATATTCCTTTTATTCTTTTAGCTTCTTCTTGTATTCTTTTTTGCTGTAATTCTTGTTTTTTTAATTCTAAATTTTGATTTTCTAATAAAATTAATTCCTGACCTCTAACTACTCCATGTTCTTTGATTATTTCAGCTATTTCTAATTCGTGTTCTTTTTCAAGTTTTTGTAATTCAGAAACTTCTGCATTAATTTCTAAATTTTTAGCTAATCCTTTATTTTGTTCTCTTAATGCTTTAGCTGTAGATTGAGCCTGTCTATCCATTTGTTCAAATCCAGCTACTTTAAGTCTATCTTGCAGTTTTCCTAATTTTTCTTCTAATACGCTTATTTCATGTTTAAGCATTGTACTACTACCAGCACCATGCATAATTTCTTTAAAATAATCAGAAACAGAATTAGTATTTTTTAATTTTTCATTTAATTTAGCAATTTTTTCTTCTGTTTCTTCTATTAATTTATTTGTAGAAGCTACACTACCTTCTTCCATAACTCTATTAAATTCTCTTTGTGCATTTATTACTTTTAAAACTTCTGTAGCTAAAGCTCCAAATGCTATTACTGCAACTCCTATTCCTGTTTTAGCTAAAGCTAATTTAAATACATTTAATGCTACTGCTGCTTTCGTAACACCGCCTGCAGCTAAAAACGAACTGGCAGCCATACCTTTTAATCCAGTAGCAGCTAAAACAGAAGAAGCTGCTGTTACTTGTGCTTGGACAATAAATGTAGATAAAGTTCCAACTACTGCAGGTATAGCAATTGATAATGCTTTTACTCCTGCAGCCATACCTACAAAAGCTAAAGTTACCTGTCCTGCTTCTGACTCTAAAAAGCTAGTTAGTTCTGTAATTAATTTAGTTAATAATCGAGTTGCATCTAAAACAACAGGCGCTAATAATCGACCAATAGATATAGATAATGCTTCTACTTCATTTCCAAGAACTTTAAATACCATAGTTGGATCATTTTTAATAAGTTCTTTAAGCATTCCTCCGCTTTCTTTAGCTATAAGCTGAAAAGCTTCTATCATCACATCTTTAGTTATTAATCCTTGAGCAGCCATTTTTCTTAATTCGCCTGTCTGTACTCCCATAACTTTTGCTACAGCAGGTAATATTGTATTCATCTGCTCTGAAATACTATTAAATTCATCTCCTCTTAAAACACCAGAACCTAAAGCTTGTGTTAGCTGAATCATCGCATTTCTCTGCTCGTCCATAGATGCACCAGACGTAATAGCCGCTGTATTAAATCCAATTAAAATATCTGATATTTCTTGAAAACCAACACCTAAAGGAGATAATCTTGCTGTTAGTTGAGTTACTGCCTGTAAAGATTCTGAAGTACTTAAACCAAATTTTTGCTGTGCTTCTCTAGCTAAATCTAAACTTGCTTCAAAAGTACCATTTTCTTTAGTTAGAAGTTTTAAACGCTGATTTAGTTTTTCAAAATTTGTAGCAGCAAATATTGTTTGTTTAGCTAAAAATCCTATTCCTATACCTGCTATAGCTGTTCTAAGTCCACCAAAAGCATTTTGTAATTGGTTTGTTTGTCTTTGTACTCCCTGTAGTGCTCTTGTGGCTCCAGAAGCATCTACTCTTAGTCTTACTATACTTTCTGCCACAATTTAAAAACTATTTATTCTATCTTACCTTTTTCTTGCTTTTTGGCGATCATATTCTTTTTTTTCGTTTTCTCTTTTAATTTCATAATAAGCAGCCCAGTATATTAATTCTTCTTCTGATATAGCACTTCTAAGTTCATTAATTGTTTTTCCTAATTGTGTTGCGAGAAAAAACTCAAAATTTAGCCAGTTATCTCGCTTAAGTCGTTTTTTGCCTGATCTACATTTAATTTAATATCAAACATAAAAAGCTCTAAATCATTTAAAACTTTTTCAGGGAGTTCTCTTTGTAGATTAGGTGCATCAGCTTTATGAAAAGCCTTAGTTCCATCTTCTAATTCTGCTTTTTCACAAAGTAATTGAGTAGTTATTTTTAAACCTGTAGGGTCATCAACGGCTGTTTGTTGTGCTCTAATCCTATCTTCTCTTGTTAATGGCTTAAAATATAAATCTAAAATTTTTTCTCCCTTTGAATTTTTAAATTCAAATTTTCTTCTATTACACATTTGATCGCTGTACGAATCCGTAAGCAAATCAATAGTTCTTTTTGTTGCCATAAAATTTAGAGTTAATTCTTAAAACTTACCTAAATTGCTGAAGTAATGGTACCGTTTGTTTCAAATGTAATATTTACAACTTGAATTTCTCCAAGTGTTGCACCATATTCAGCACCTGTAATAATTCCTGCAAAACTTATTTTTTTAGCAGAAGTATCTCTATCTGGAAATAATTCAAATAAAGCATCTCCAGCATCTCCTGTAGTTAAAATATCATCAATAAAAGTTGTATAACCTGCACCAGTTTCACCAGGATTATATAAAAGTTCTGCAGTTCCAGAACCATCAATTAAACCACCTACACGAGTTTTAAATGTATCTCCTTGTTTAGTAGTTTCCATTGTGTCTTTAGTAACAGATAAAGACCAAGCTCTAGTTTGTCCTACATCGGCTTCTGTGCCTCCCGCATTTTCAAACATAATTTTACCTACATCACCTTTGATAGCAGACATAACAAAAAAAAGAATTATTTATATAAGATTAACCTTTTTCAGGTTTTTTTGCATCTTTTTTTGAATTTTTTGAATTTTCCATATAACGTCTACATCTTGCGTCCCAATAATTAGGATTTCTATTTCCTTTTACTGCTTCAATTGCATCTAGCATTTCTTCTGTAAATTCAATAGCCATAATTAAAATTCTTCAAATGTTTCAAAAGTAAATCTTAGTTGTGTTTGAAATTTTCCTTCTGGACTTGACTGTAAAATTTCAGGTCCAACAGGTGAATCAAAAATTACATTAGAAACTGTGACTCTATTGTATAAGTCTCTTAATCTTTTGCCAATAGTAAAATTAGCTCCAGCTCCTATTCCTTCCTCTGTAAAAATATCTAAAGTAAGCAATCCATTTATAAAATTATTTGAACTTGAAGAATCGCCCATAGATATGTTTTCTCCAGTTCCAAAACTAATTTCACAAATAACAAAAGTATCTTCAGAAGTAGAATCGAAAGCCATATTACTAAAAACTACTGGTATAACAGGACTTGAAGCCAATTCAGTAGCTAATCTAGCTTCTATTGTTGATCTAACTGTATTTAAATCTGTAGCAGCCATTTAACTCTTTCTTAGTATTTTTGCATATTGTCTAGCAACATAACTATTTAATTCTTTTCCTATTAATTCTGGAAAACCTTTAACTGTTCTCTGTCTAGTTCTATATTTTCCTCCCCAACCTGGAGGTAAATTTAGACCATAACAAACAGGTTCTGCATAAGGTAAATTATTTATTATTGTTCCGTTAAATGGTTTAATTTGAGTTTGCCATGCGTTTCTTAAATCACCGCCTGCTCCATGCTTTAATAGAGATTTTTTATAAGGTACTATTTTACCGCCTGGTAACCTAAAAAAGTCAGGTATAGAATCTAAATCAGAATAATTATCTAAAGAAAAAACAGGAGTAGCTTTTTTAACTCTTCGAGTCCACTCTAAAGTAGTTGCTTTTACTAAATCTTCTACAGCTTCTCTCATAACATCATCTATTTGATTTAGTTTAATTCTTCTAGTCATGTTTACCTCAAAATAAGATCAAAACTTACAGCAGTATTATTTTGTTCGTTTTGAATTACCTGGACTATTTTAAATTCAATATTACTTATTAAAACTCTATCTTTAGTTGTTGGTATATAAGTTAAATCTCCTGCAGATATTGTTAGTCTTTTATCTTGTGATTCAATTAAATTATTTACTTCATTTCTTGTAACATTACTTAAAACTCCTTTGATAGTTGTATCAGAAGTAG